TCAGAGGTCGAATCTGGGGGAACAATTGAAATATGGGGCGACGGTGAGCAAACCAGATCATTCCTGTTCATTGATGAATGCATTGAGGCTGTTAGAAGATTAATGAATTCTGAATTTTCTGGTCCAGTTAATATAGGTTCTGAAGAAATGGTAACAATTAATCAATTAGTTGCAATCGCCGCACAGGCAGCGGGTAAAACTGTGAACATAAATCATATTGATGGACCATTGGGTGTTCGCGGAAGAAACTCCGATAATCGCTTGATTAGAGAAAAACTTGGGTGGGACTATGAGCAACCACTCGCTATAGGAATAGCAAAAACTTATGATTGGATTAATGATCAAAAATGAAAATATTGTTTACTAATCACAGCCAACAACAATGTGGTGTTTATCAATACGGTGCAAGGACAGCGAAAATCCTTGAGTCTGATCCAAGGTTTCTAACTTTGTATGTTGAGGTTGATAATCCAGAACAGTTGTATTCGGAAGTAGCACAGTTTGAGCCAGATGTAATTCTAATGAACTGGGCTCTCGGAACACAATCATGGTTGTCGGCTGAGATTCTTGACAACATAAACTGTAAAAAAGTTATTTTTTATCATGATGATTTCAATGATCATCTTCGTACATTCAAAGCCGATGCTTTTATTGTGGGAAGTCAGGATGAGGAAGACCCTTCTAGGCCAGTTGAGAATAAATATTACATACTCCCTAGACCAATTGTTGAACGTGATGTTATTGTAAAAGACCGTGGCGATATAATTTCGGTGGGAAGTTTTGGTACAGGTTCAACTCGTAAGGGATTTCAAGATGTAGTTTCTAGGGTATGTGCTGAATATGATGAGGCAATAATTAATTTCCATATAACTGGAGCCTATTTTGACTACACCAATGGAGCCACAGCGCTTGCTGTGTCAGATTTGTGTCGTCAGCATGTAACAAAGCCGGGGGTTCAGTTAAACATAACTAATGATTTTATTACAGATGAAGAACTTGCTCTCAGGTTACAACAAAACGATATAAATATTTTCATGTATAATCATGAGGTTCCAAGTTTTGCTGGCATTGCATCATCATTAGATTTTCCTGTAGGATGGGGTGGACCCATTGCAACTAATGGAAATATAATGTTCAGACATGTACTGAAAGATTATCCAGAGATTAACCTTGACAATCATTCTATAGAAGAGGTTCTTTCGCTCGGAAATAAAGTTTCATTAGAGTTGCGCGATCAATGGAGTAATAAAAACTTGAGAGATAAAATGTATCAGATACTACAGGAGGTTTGATGGATACGATAGGAAATTTAATTGACAAATTGTCGATTGTAAATCTTAGAATTTGGATGGCAGAGGATGTAAAGCGTGATCCTAATGCCACTGATAAAAAAATTGCTGACGCCACTAGGCTTACTAATATATGTAATTCACAAAGAAATGATCTTATTCAAGAAATTGATGAAACTTTGAACGATATGGTTCGTAATGGAACGTTGCAAAAGTTATATGGACAAGGTTCTACTAAAATGTATGGTAAGCAATAATGTCTGATATAGTATTTTTAAATCATTATAAATCTCAATGTGGCATACATGAGATTGGCAAAAGAATTCACGGCCTTCTTTGGCAGGGCGGGCTAGAAACAGAATACATAGAAGTTCCTGTAGATGGAATGACGGAATATATAGTAAGAATATCTGAAAGTAATCCTTCAAAGATTATTTATAACTACTACCCCGGCACCATGACATTCTTAAACAAGAGTGTGATGAACAACTTTCCGCATATCAAACACTACGGGGTCATACATGACCCCCTTGACCCCCCATTCGTAGCATCGGTTGAGGATATGTTTGATGCTTGGATCATTCATGATCAAACAAATCCAATACCATCGGATAAAAAATTTACAACTTTTAGGCCAATTCCTAGGTATGAGCGTAAAGAATTTAACTCAGACAGGATTAGCATTGGTAGTCATGGTTTTAATTGTTCACCTTGGAAAATGTTCGGAAAAATAATAAGAGTTATCCAAAACGAGTTTAATGAAGTTGATATTAACATCAATATCCCCAAGGCTTCTTTTGCCACAGAGGCACAGAATAATTTTCATCAAATTTCAGAATGGCATCAATCAATCAATAAACCCGGTGTCAATCTAAATATAACTAATGATTATTTTGAAACAGAAAATGATTTGATAGAGTTTCTTAATAAGAATGACATGAATGCATATTTTTACAACCCTCCCGGCCCATATGTTGGGGTCGGTGGCAGCGCAGATTTAGCGGTAGCATCACAATCAAGTCTAGTCGTAAATGATACATATATGTATAAGCATTTTCATGAAGCCTTAGGGTTCTATAACGAAGAAGTTGGAATCAAAAATTTTCTAAAAAATAAAGATAAAGTGCAAAAATTATATGAAGAATGGTCACCGCAGGCACTGGCGGAAGATTATAAAAAGATGATTTCATGAAAGTATTAATAGTAAATAACTACCAAGAACATTGTGGAATATATCAGCATGGTAAGAGGATGGCGGAAGTATTTATTACAGACTCACGATATGACACAAAGTACCTTGAGGCAGCAACAGAAGATTCATTTGCAAATACTGTTAATGAATATTTGCCAGATGTTATTTTTTACAATTGGAACACCTCCACGTTGCCGTGGCTTACACCTCAGGTTACCTATTCAGTGAAGGCAAAACAATTATTCTTTTTCCATGAATTTGATATGCCACATACATATAATTATGATGCCATCGTAATGGCAAATATGTCTGAGAATATAATTGCAAAAACATATGGATTGCCTAGGGTTTTATTCGAATATGATCTTCCAGAAATTAAAAAAAATGATATCATTAATGTTGGAAGTTTTGGATTTGGATTTTTCAATAAAGGATTTGAAAGATTGTGCCAAAGAGTCACTGACGAATTTGATCAGGCTGTAATCAACCTTCACATTACGTCATCATTTTTTGGTGATCCTCACGGTTCTTTAATGAGAGAAATATCGGAAAGATGTATAAACAATTTTAATTCAAATTCAATTCGCGTAAACGTAACAAATAATTTTATGTCCGATGAAGAGTTAGTTCGTTTCTTGAATAAGAACGATATTAATATGTTCTTGTATGATTATGAAGCAAACCGTGGAATGTCCTCTGCAACAGACTATGCTATAAGCGCAGGTAGGCCATTCGGAACAAGCAATTCATCTATGTTCGACCATATAAATGAATTGTTTCCACAAATAAATGCAGATAACAACTCTATAAAAGAAATATTGGAATTCGGAACGGCTCCTTCTGAATACTTCAAGTCACAATGGAGCAATCAAAAACTTAAAAATAAGTTTTATTATATTTTGAAGGAAGTAACCAAATGAAAGAAATATTTACGTTGGGCAATCTATACGTTTCAGATTTTATTGCTGAAGGTGAACCGCCTCGCGGTGGTCAGGTAGAAATGAAATTGGTCTGGGATGAATCCCGTAACGCTCCCCGATTAGAAGAAATTACACCTCCAGAATTTATGTACGGTCAATATTGGTATCGATCTGGAACAAATTTTACCATGACTAATGAATTGGCCGGTATTGTAGAATCTGTTAAGTCTGTTTACAAATTAAAGGATGGATCGGTATGGTTAGATATTGCTTGTAATGATGGAACACTTTTAAGTTTCGTTCCAAAAACTTGTCAGCGTGTGGGCATCGATCCGGTTGATGATTCGTATGTTGCTGAATCTATCAAGCACGCAGATGTTATTGTTCAAGATTATTTTAATGCTTCGGCATATAATAATCGGGTGTTGGATAAGGCTAGCGTTGTTACGATTATTGCAATGTTCTATGACTTAGAAGACCCTGAAGCATTTCTTGGTGATGTATATTCTGTCATGGAAGACGACGGGCTGCTTGTTGTTCAAATGAGTTATACTCCATTAATGATTAACCAAATGGCGTTTGATAATATTTGCCATGAACATCTTTACTATCATTCTCTAGAATCAATTCGTGGGATTTTTGAACGTGGTGGGTTTAAGATTGTTGATACTCAACTTAACGATATTAATGGTGGATCCTTTAGAGTTTATGCCATGAAAGATGTTGGTGACGAGAAAAAGTTTGGAACTCAACCCTATCGGGATGTTTGTGCAGCCAGAGTAAATTCTTTGCTTGCCTACGAACGTGAAAACAATTATAATACTCCAGAGGTATGGGGTCCATTTTATGAGAACCTGCAAGCCTTAAAGAAAGAAACATATGATTTTATTGTTTCAGAAAAGGCTAAAGGAAAGAAAATTTGGGGCTACGGAGCGTCAACTAAGGGGAACACCCTTCTTCAATACTTTGGCCTTGATCATACATTGATTGATGGTATTGCAGAGCGTAGTCCTTATAAGTTTGGGTTGAAAACCATAGGAACAGAGATTCCAATTTTTTCTGAAGAAGAAATGCGAGCGGCCAATCCTGACTACCTCTTAGTTTTACCTTGGCATTTCATCAATGAATTCGTTCAAAGGGAACAGGAATATCTTAAGGCCGGTGGAAAGTTTATTGTTCCATGCCCTAAGTTTGAAATAATTGGAGCATAATGATTGATAAAGTAGTGTTCTTCAATACTTGGCATTTTGGTGATTTGCATAGCAATAAAGAGTATGTAAGGCAATTTGTAGAAGAATTTCAAAAACATAACATTGAAATATGTTATGCGACCGCAGTCTCTACAAGGGCCGTCAATCTTCCAATTGCCGCTCACAGCATTTATGATTACCCGTATCTTTTAGGAAATCCAGTATCATATTTTGACGCTTCTTCCCGAACTATGTACATAAATACTTGGATTGGACATTACTTAGTAATGAATTCGCATAATTTCTCTACGCAGAAAGACATGTGGAAAGATATTTCTTATAGAGTTTTGATGGGTTCTGATGGGTTGATCAATATACAGATTCGTGATGATGTTATATCATATGTGTCTCAAATAGATGTTGATCTATTAGAAAAAATAAAAATTCCAGAAGGAACAAAAATTTTATTATGTAATGATATACCAATTTCTGGTCAATCTCATAACGGGAATTGGAAAACAGCAATAAACAAATTGGCCGATGAATTTAAAGATATAAAATTTATTTGTACTAATACATTCAATACAAGTTTAAACAATGTCATTTTTACAAATGATTTAACAAATAGGGAATTAATTATTTGTGATCTTCCAGAAATAGGATATTTATCTGAATCTTGTAATTTTATTATAACTAATTCATCAGGACCGGGAACATTTTCTATGACTAGGAATAATTTTAATGATCCTAAAAAGACAATCATTGCATTTGTTATAGGAGAGGGAAATACTTTCTGGAACGGGGTAGAGAATATTTCAGCAGATGTTTCTTGGTATAATGTATTTGATGATGAGAGTGTCTATAATATCATTAAGGATAAGATAAATGCCAAAATTTTCAATCATAGCCGTTGATTATGAACATCATGTAAATCGTGAAGGAGTGCGACAGGGCCTTCAACATTTAGCAGAACAATCATTCAGAGATTACGAATTAATTATTGTTCATGATGGAA